AGGTGAAGGACGTTCCGGAGGCAGTCTTGACCTCCTCGAACTTGCGGTTGCCGTAGCTTCCGTTGTCGCCCTCCCACTTTTCCTGCGTGGTCTGGGTGCCGGTCTTGAGGTTCCAGATCCGGCTGTCGGACACCACCAGGAAGGTGATGCCGTCCTGGTCCTTGAGGACCTGACCGGCCTTGAAGACCACACCGGGCGTCCACTTGTGGCTGTAGCCACGGAGCGTCTTCACGGTCAGGACGTCCAGCGCGGGGTCACCCTTGTGGTTCTTGTCGGGGAACGACTTGCCGTTCACGACGTTGACCGTGCGGCCGATGAAGTGGTACTCGTTCGTCTCTTCGACGAAGACCTTCTTGAGCAGCTCCACGCCGTACACGCTCCCGTAGGAGTTGTGCACGACGATGTCGCCGACCGAGAACATCTCGTACGTCTTGTCGAGAGCCTTGAGTCCCATGATTCTCTCCCCTTGTGCAGAGTTGTACCTAACCGAACATAGCTAGGCACACGGCACTCACCCGAAGGTGAGTACCATGCTCGCAGCTAGTGCGATTGGATCACTTGACGATCACCGACGAGAACTTGTGGCCGGGACCCGTGAGCATCTCCTTCATGCCCACCAGGTCTTCCGTCCGCAGGTATCGGGAGTACGAGCCGTGCTTGATCTCACGGACCTCGTCGTCGCCGACCATGTAGAAGTTCTGGCCCGCCGCGTTCGTGACGAACATGCCCTTCTTCGGAGCGAACTTCTCGACCTTGGTCTTGTACGTGGTCTCGAAGTCCGTCTTCAGAAGGACGGACACGCTCTTGGCGTTGTACGGCGTGAAGACGCCCGCCGTGCTGGTCGAGCCGGTCTGCACGATGTACGTGGTGATGGTGTTGCCGTCGACCGAGACGAGGTGCGTCTGGAGCACCATGACGGCGTAGCCGTAGGTGTCCTTGTACACGTCGCCCTTCTCGACCAGCACGTTGTTCGTGCCGAGAGCGTCCTTCCAGGCCTTGGTCAGCTCAGTGTACGAGCCGCTTCCGCCCACCAGGTCGAAACCGTAGCGCGAGCCCACGCTGATGCCCAGCTCGGACAGGCCCTCGGAGTACTCTCCGAAGATCTGGCCCAGCACACAGACACCGCACGAACCCAGGTCCAGGTTGTCGAGGTCGACTTCCGACTTCCAGCCGGGACGCTCGGCGTCCAGGAGCTGGATACCGGCGTTGACGGCTGCGGAGTGGTCGGTCATGATTCTCTCCCCTTGTGTGGGTTTATTGACTGTGACGTTGTCACAGTCATGCCATTCGGATGCAAGCATCCGCATGCCGTACCATAATCCATGGCACATCACCAACATCGTCAGAGACGATGATGATGAAGATTGTGGATCACCTCAGTTCTTGCAGAACCAGTCCAGAGTGAACTTCCAGCCTGTCAGCATCCCACAGGAGCCGAGTATGGCGTACAGGATCATTTGTCCTCCTGAAGTATGACTTGGAGAAGGAAGAACCAGCCGAAGATGCCGATCAGGAGGCATGCGCCACCCATCAGCACTTCTCCAGCATCCGGTCGACGGCAGCCTTCTGAGAGGCGAAGCCGTTGTGGCTTGCCTCTCCGATGATGCGGTAGCTGTACGCCTTGCCCTTGGCGCCCTGACTGGAGCGAATGTGCCCCAGAATGTGAAGGGTGCCCTTGACGCGCACCTCGAAGGTGCGGTCACCGATGGACTTGACAGAGACAGCACACCGCGCCAAGCCCTTCTTGACGGGCTTCAGCGGCGCCTTGGCCTTCTTGACGGGCTTCAGCGGCGCGGCCTTCGCTCGGTTACGCCCCACCCGTGGGGTGGAGGCGGTACGGTTGCCCGCACCGAAACCGGGGATCGTGGAACCCTTGAGGGGGTCACCACTACCCATGAAGGCGTCATTGAACTCAATGCTCTTCAAGGTCTCTCTCCCTTGTTCAGTTCGGCACATGATGCCGGGTCAACGTTCCCCCGGAGGGGAACGTTCACCGTGGTCATGTACTGTCAGGCCGCAAGGGTCCCCGTCGAGCTGAGGGTCTTCGTCCAGCCGGTGTAGCCCTTGTTGTTCGTCCAGTAGTCCATGGAGCAGTGCGAGGGGCTCTCGTCCAACCTCCACAGGACCAAGTGGTCCTGGTAGGACACCTCTCCGACCAGGAAGGACTGGAAGTTGCCGTACTTGTCCTTGGCACGCCAGACCTCGCCCTTCTTGAGCGACAGCTGACGTACCACCCTGCTGACTACCAGATCCACTTCCGAGCAGAACTCGTCGGAAGTGATGAGCCCACGAGTGAGCTGCTCTTCGATCTTGGCGATCTTCTCGGACATCTTCACGTTTCTCTCCCTTGTGTCCGGCAGTGATGCCGAGGCAACCGACGCCCTGAAGGCGTCGGCTCCATCTGGTCACTGACTGTCAGCCATCTTGACGAGCCCATGCATACAGATCGCTGCACGTCTCGCAGTTGTACACCGGGCAGTTGTCCATCGTGTGCACCGGGACGAATTCCTTGTTCAGGTAGGCCACGTTCACACCCACACCATCCTCGGTGCGAGTGATCAGGGTGGCCTGTTCCGTCGCCTTCAGGTCAAGCATGAAGTTGATGGAGGGGCAGTCGCGGCCTGCCCCATGGTTGCAGTTGACGCAAGTCATGAGGTCGTAGACGTCGGAGTAAGAATCCTCCGACGTGCCAGCGACACGCTGTCCATCCAGCATGCAGACGAAGGTGTACGTGTTCTTGGCCATGTCTCTCTCCCTTGCGTTAAGGCCCTCACAGATCGTCGCTGACATTCGTCAGCGCCGTGCCCTTTGGCTGCAAAGCAGCCACATGGCTCTCTGTGAGGCTCCCGGACAGCCCTTGGATACCGAAGTACCCGCAGGCTCCCCGAGGGGCTCAGAAGGCCACGTGGACACTCTTACGAGTGTCTCATGACCGGCAAGCCCCTCAACAAGGGGACCCACCGAGCCTAGCATACGGCCCGGTGAGCCCTTATCGCACCTTGCGGCACGATAAGAGGAAGAGAATGTGTGTGATCCAGCTCGCACCGCTCCTCAAGCACAGCCATATCACTGTACCCCTCAGAGCAGCACACACGATCCGATCGAACGTACATCACCCCTAGGGCCCGACAAGGGCACCCGGTTAGGGTATGAACGGTGCGAGGGGCAGTCTTTCTCTGCCTGGGATCACACACTGCATTTATGGAATTGGTTCCGGCATGGTGACCGGTAAGGAACAGACGCTGCCTTTGATCGAGTCAGGCACCCCTCTCGGGGAGTGAGTACAGCTCAGCTCTCACCGTGGTTACCGCTCTCGACTTAAAGTTCGCCACCCGCAAGGATCTACAGGCAACTCCCCTTACTCCGGGCGTTACTGGCTTTTGCGTCAAGGACCTTGAAAGCTCCTCGGCACGAGTCAGACTCTGTCAGGTCGTGTTCACCTTGTCAAGCCCCTCTTGGTGTCCTGTAGCAGCGATTCACGGCCCGCTCACGCATCCCCGAAGGTTAGCATCGTGATCCAGGCCGCTTGCTCACTGCAAGCGGACAGGGGGACTCTCGCAGGTTCACAGGAACCTGTCAAGACCAGACCAGTAATGCCCCACTCCTCTTCCCCGCCGTCAAGCGGATACTGGGAAGCTCCGGTCACACGCTCGGCTCGCAAGTCCCCAAACCTAAGTAAGGGGAGGCTGCTCTGCGTGCTGGCCCATGCTCACAAGTGTGAGCTTGAGTCTGATCGTGCTCTGAAGTTCTCAAGTTGTCCGGGGTTTGATCCCCGCCTCACTCCCCTTGCGGTTCGTTTGGCTGACAACCAGAACACTACGGATTGCAGGAGTGACCGCAAAGGTGAACAGGCCGGCATTCTGGGGCAAGTCGGACATGTCAGGCGCTTCACTGGAGGGCAAACTAGGACACAACAGGGCAGAAAACTTCTTTGAGGTGTCCAGAAGCTGCCCACATGTCACACTAAACTAGGACAAAAGATCAGGGCAAACCAGGACACAGCAGGACATCCTGCCCCTGAGGGCAGGCTGATCCCATGATCAAAGAGCCTTGGATTCACTGGAGCGAAGGTGACTGTGAATAAGGACATGTACGACTTGCCCCAGTAAGTCTTCCGCTATGTCCTCTGATGTCCTGTTTGTTCCTCCACTCATGCACACATGGGCACAGCTGTGCTCACATGAGCACGCACGTATGATCATGGATGGAACAGGCGCACACGCACACGCGCGCGTAGGGTGTCCACACATGGGTGGATATGTAGGCATGTGTCAGTCCACACCTTCACATCCAAGGCGAATCGGGCGAATCACCCGCAAATCACAGGCAAATGGGCACATATCCCTGCATATGAGTACACATGCTGCCCCTTCTGTACATGTCAACACATGCCCACCCATGCCAGCCCTGCCCCAGCCTGGCCAGCCCATGTCCACACATGTCCTACCATGTCCCACGATGTCCGATGTCCAGTTTGCCCTGCCATGTCATGACATCTGACCCGGGGGTTGTTAAACGGGGATGATCATGGGGGAGTGACTCCCATCTAAAATCCACCATACATGCCTGTGATCTACGTCACACGACCCCTCAGAGCCCTTGCTACGTAAGGGATGTAGGCACGTGACCCAGATCACATGAAATGCCCTGTCCTAGCAACCCCCTCGGGATGGGTATATATAACTAGGGGTACTAAGTGAAGCAATGGGTCATCGCTGAACCCCCTGCTGACGAGGTTCCACTGGAGAGGGAACAGCGCCCCTGAGGGCGCTGAACCCCAGACGAACCAACTTACACTTAAGGGGAGACAGCCCTCGGTTACCTCGGGATCATTCCTCCATTCAGAGGTCCGGCCTCAAGGCCGGTACCTCCGTAGTTGAGCCGCACGGCGTCTGAGTTGCATAGTTAAGAGGGGTAGAACCAGTGAAGGTCTTCGTGACCGAGGATGGACGTAAGCTCAAGTCGGATCCTCGCAAGGCTCCGACCAGGAAGACGGACGTCAGGACGAGTGACAGGAACAAGTACTCAGACGCTCAGGTCAGGAAGCAGACGTTCGTCAAGTACGTCAAGAACGGCAAGTCCATCAAGGAGGCTTGTCAGGACATGGGCCTCACGGAGGCCCAGTACAAGTACCTTCGGCAGAGCGACTCCAACTTCAGGGATGAGATGGACCGTCTGCGTCTGATGACGCAGAACGGATCTCAGGCTGAGGAGAACCGTCAGAACATCCTCCCCTTCCCGGAGTGGTGCAAGGAGTACCTGGACACCGAGCTGTTCAACCATCATCTTCAGTGGATCGACGTACTGGAGGGTGATGACCCAAGGAACCTTCACGAGAATCAGACCTACATCAAGGGTGAACCAGAGTTCCTTCTGATCAACACTCCTCCGGAGCACGCGAAGTCCACTACGATCACGATGAACTATGTGACGTACCGGATCTGTCAGGATCCGAACATCCGAGTGATCATCGTGTCTCAGACGCAGGAGATGGCCAAGAGGTTCCTCCGTGGAATCAAGGACCGCCTGGCGTCAGAGAACAAGAACTATCAGAAGCTCCAGATCGACTTCGGCCCTGAAGGCGGGTTCGACGATGGAGCGTCCGCCTGGACGGCGGACAGCATCTATGTATCCAGCTCCACCCGAGACTCCGGAGAGAAGGACCCCACGGTCCAGGCCCTGGGTATCGGCGGACACATCTACGGCTCCCGAGCAGACCTCATCATCCTCGATGACTGCGTGACCGGAAAGAACGCTCATGAGTATGAGAAGCAGATGGACTGGCTCCAGCGAGAGGTCTACAACCGTCTCTCGTACCCTGGTGGCCGCATCCTGCTGGTTGGTACTCGTCTTGCTCCCATCGACCTGTACGGTGAGATCATCAAGGACGATTACTACGGCGAGGAGACGAGCCCATGGACTTATCTTACTCAACCAGCTGTTCTTGAATTCGCTGACACCAGCGACGACTGGGTCACGCTTTGGCCAAGGACCAACCGTCCACCTGTATCCATCGCTGGGCGGCTTCTGGTCGAGCAGGACGAAGACGGCCTCTGGCCCATGTGGACCGGCGAGGCGCTAAGGAAGCGCCGCGCCTCTATGAGTCCGAAGAACTGGGCTCTCGTCTACATGCAGGAGTCCGTGGTCGAGGACGCGATCTTCCCCATGAAGGCAGTGACTGCCGCAGTGGACGGGATGCGTGCTGCCGGAGTGATGAGCAAGGGAGCGCCTGGACACAGGCGCAATGGCATGGACGGTCTGTACGTTGTCGGCGGGTTCGACCCTGCGATGACCGGGCACTCCGCCTCCGTCGTCATGGGAGTGGATCGCTACTCCGGTGAGCGCTGGGTCCTGGATGTCTGGTCGAAGGGTAACCTGAAGCCTGACGATATCTTCGACAAGATCAAGGAACTGACGGTCAAGTACAACATCAACGAGTGGCGTATCGAGAAGAACGCCATGAACCTGATGGTCACGCAGAACCGGGACATCAAGAACTTCCTCGGCTCTCGTGGATGCCTTCTCCGTGAGCACTTCACCGGCTCCAACAAGTGGGATACAGACTTCGGTGTGGCCTCCATGTCCGTCCTGTTCGAGGGCTGGGAGCGCAAGCAGCAGCTGATCCACCTGCCCTCCCGCTCAAGCGGGGAGGGCGTCAAGATGCTCATCGAGCAGCTCACCACCTGGGAGCCTCTGCCTCCAGGCCAGAAGAACAAGAAGAAGACTGACACCGTGATGGCACTCTGGTTCGCGGAGATCCGCGCACGAGAGCTGATTGGTGAGATCGACAACGTGTTCCACGTGACCAACGAGTACCAGTCGGCGCGGGACAAGGAACGCACGATCACGATCGACCTGGATTACATGGCTCAAGCAGACCTGCTTGAGAACAACGGAAGCTGGTGGGGCGGCAAGTGAGGCATGAGTACTTGTCTACCGGCTGCCTCCATGGCAGGCATGATTACTGCCAAGGAAAGAGTGGACTGGCGGGCGCAAAGGCGCCCGCTCAGTGTAAGTTCTGTCAGGCTCGGTGCATCTGCCCTTGCCACAACAAGGAGAGCAAATGAAGTGGGTATCAAGGACTGACCTCGGGTGGCCTGCTAGCGCAGCCCCCGACCAGCTGACGGCGAAGGGGGTGAAGATCCACTATGAGGGTACGGAGGTCACCTGCGAGAAGCACGCTGACTGCGTGGCGCTCGTCAAGGCGATCCGGAAGAGTCACCTGGCAAACACGAAGGAGAACTATTCCGACATCGCGTACAACCTTCTCGTATGCCTTCACGGGTACGTGTTTGAGGGCAGGGGCAAGCGTAAGCGGACTGGCGCTAACGGGAACCAGGATCTCAACAAGGCCCACTACGCAGTCATGGGTCTCCTCGGTTCGAAGGGCGATGTGGCTCCGACCCCCGAGATGATCTCCGGGATCAAGGACGCAGTCGCTTACATGCGTGGCTACGGAGCTGGCAAGGAGATCAAGGGTCACAGGGACGGGCACGCCACCGCGTGCCCTGGAGAGCCTCTGTACGCCCTCGTGAAGGCCGGAAAGCTGGAGCCCGACCTTCCTGTACCAGCACCCACTCCCAAGCCCGTCTACGCCCCCTTCCCGGGCGTCGGCTTCTTCCGTCTGGGCAAGAAGCACGACATCATCACCGAGATGGGCAAGGCCCTCAAGAAGGCTGGCTACAAGGCGGAGTACACGCCCACCAACGAGTTCACTCGTGCGGACATCAAGGCCTACGCGTGGTACCAGCGGAAGCTGAACTACACCGGTAAGGCTGCTGACGGCTACCCAGGAGCAGACTCCTGGAAGAAGCTCAAGGTAGCCAAGCCCAAGTAAGGAGTACACCATCGCGCTCATGATTGAAAATGTCGCGCAGAAGGTAGAAGCGCTGCGACGTGCAGCGGCCGGACGTGACCAGCGTCAGCGCGATGTGCACGACGTCCGTTCCGGAGATGTAGACACGGTGATGCCAGGGGCCATGCCTGACGCATGGCCCAAGCCGATCATTGCGAACATGATCGACACGGCCGCTCGCGACATGGCCGAGGTGATGGGAACCATGCCATCCATCAACTGTGCCTCTGGTGTCATCACCACCGACAAGGCGAAGAAGTTCTCCGGCAAGAGGACGAAGATCGCCAACGCATACGTCCAGAGCAGCCAGCTGCCAGCAGGGCAGCAGGTCACCTTCTGCGACTACTACAACACCTTCGGCCTTGGGGTCTACATCGTAGAGCCTGACTTCGAGGAGAAGGTTCCCAGGATCCGGATCGAGAACCCTATGGGCATCTATCCGGAGATCGACCTCTACGGTCGCGTCAAGTCCTACACCAAGGTCTGGCGTGACGAGGCCATCAATCTCGTGGCGAAGTTCCCACACCTTCTCCGCGTACTTCAGTCCAACGAGACTGGTGGCCAGGAGGTCGGCTGGTCTCATCGCGAGATCGAGGTCGTGAAGTACTGCGACCCTGACCAGATCACCATGTACCTTCCCAACCACGGCAATCAGGTCGTGGACATGATGCCCAACCCCATGGGCCGTGTCTATGTCTCCATTGCGAAGCGTCCTGGCTATGACCAGGAGGTTCGTGGTGCGTTCGACGATGCCATCTGGGTTCAGCTCGCGAAGGCTCGCATGGCCCTGCTTGGCATGGAGGCCACTGAGAAGGCGGTGCGTGCACCGCTGATCGTCCCTCGCGACGTACAGAAGATGACGTTCGGAGACGACGCCATCATCCGTACGGACAACCCACAGGGCGTGATGTACCCGACGCGTGACATTCCTCAGTACGCATTCCAGGAGGGAAGCCTCCTGGACATGGAGGCGCGTCAGGCCATGAGGAGTCCGGAGGTTCGCTCCGGAAACATCGACGCATCCATCATCACCGGTCGCGGTGTCCAGGCCCTGATGGGCGGCTTCAACACCGTCATCACGACTGGGCAGTCTGTGATCTCGCAGGCGCTGGCCAAGGCCATCGAGCTGTGCTTCGAGATGGATGAGAAGCTGTGGCCCAACGAGCAGAAGATCGTCACTGGTGTTGTGCAGGGAACTCCCTTCGAGGAGAACTACGTACCACGCAAGGACATCAACGGCAGCTACATGACGGACGTGACCTACGGCTTTGCCGCAGGGCAGGATCCAGCACGTGCCATCGTTGCGCTCCTTCAGCTCCGTGGTGACCAGCTTGTCTCCCGGGACTTCGTGCAGCGTCAGCTGCCGATGGATCTGGATGTTGTGCAGCTTCAGACTCAGATTGACAACGAGCAGTTCACCGATGCACTCAAGCAGGGCATCATGGGCTACATGCAGTCGATCCTTCCGATGGCGCAGCAGGGCCAGATCGATCCAGTTGATGCACTCCAGAAGATGGGCAAGCTCATCGAGGAGCGCGAGAAGGGCACCAGTGTCCATGACGCTGTGCTCAAGGTGTTCAAGCCGAAGCCTCAGGCAGCCGCTCAGGCGGCTGATCCACTGGCAGCACTGATGGGTGCATCGGGCGGAGGTCAGCCGGGTCAGGCTCCACCAGGGGGAAGCACCGCTCCTGGCGGTGCAGGACAGCCGCAGGGGTTCGACATGATGTCGCTCCTGGCGGGACTAACCGGAAAGGGTGAAGCGACTATGAGCGCTCGAACTCAGCGACAGACGGGAATCTGATGAATCTCTGCTGGAGCTGCCAGATGTCCGAGTACCACAACTACAAGGACAATCACGGCATCCGCTGTCCACGCTGTGGGCAGAAGGAGAAGGACGATCCCAAGAACATCAGGGTCGTCAAGACAGTGGAGCCGAAGGCTCCCGCAAGGCGAGTAGCAAGGAGCAAGTCATGAGTGACGGAACTTGGTTCGGAGGACAGCACGGACCGGAGGGGGACTGGAAGACCCTGAAGGGGCGCATGCTTGAGCCTCACACCGCACAGCCGATGCACTCCACGGCGCATGGAGACAGCCGCCACCAGGCGACTGCACCCACCATCGGCTGGGAGACTCAGATCCTCGTCAACACGGGCATGACCCGTGGTGGCGGAACGATGGCCAAGTAAGGAATAATCATGGCTGAAGTATCCGGTCCAGGCGCGTTCAGCGAGAGGACTGACAAGGCAGTATCTGCCGCGAACACTAGCCTGCCGGATGCTGGCTATGGTGAGCAGAGGGACTACCAGGAGCAGAAGTCTGGTGCACCTGTCGGTCAGAGCCCTGGAGGCTCTGCCGACTTCGCATCCATGTTCGGAGATCCATCCTCAAGGGTTGTCGGCCTGAACGCACCAAGTGCACAGCCTAACACTCCAGTGACTGACGGCGCCGCTCTCGGCGCCGGTGCTGGAGCAGAGGTCCTGGGGCTGGCAAACCAGAAGGAAGAGGATCTCCAGTCCCTCATTCCTTATCTACCAGTGCTTGAGTTCATGGCCAACCAGCCAGGAGCAGCGTGGGCGATGAGGAACGTAGTAAGGAAGGCCAAGGCACTCCAGTGAACGAAGACCTCGACTACCAGTACGGCGGGCAGTGGTTCGACGACATGGGCTCTCTCGCCCTGGCGTTCCATGATGCACCAGTGATGGGCATCTCCCTCGCACGCTCTGGCGTGTCGAGGGCTCAGGCCAACGACCTGGCCAAGAACCTGATCCGCAGTGAGATCCAGCCGTACGACGATCCGACCGACATGAACACGGAGGCATAATGGCTTACAACCCGAACCAGAAGGACATGGAGGTTCTCTCCAACGCTGTCCTTGATGGTGATCTTGAGGTTGACCAGATGCCGAAGGCTGCCCAGTACGCTCTTCAGAGCTACTGGCAGAACGCTGGCGTTGACCTTGAGAACCCGGAGGTTTCGAGTGAACAGATCAACGCACTCCAGGAGCAGCGTAACGCTGCGACCGGAGGAAGCGTCTTCGACTCGCCCCTGTTCAAGCCGATCGAGTGGGTTGGATCCAAGCTGTACGCCCTGTACAGCGCCACCGTGTCACCAGCACTCAGCGCTGGAGCCATGGCTGCACACAGTGTCGTCTACGGCCGTCCTGACTACATCGGTGAGGACGGAGAGGTCGACGCCTTCAAGGACTACTGGGACCTGGCTCACGATGTGAGCCCAGGCCAGGCTATCTGGATGATGGGTCTGAATGACAAGGAGCTGAAGGCTCGTGGCATTCGGCCTGACCAGATCGCCGAGGATAACAGCCTCCTTGATCGTGGTCAGTACAAGGACGAGGCAACCAAGAACGACATCTTCGGAGTCAAGACCAGGGCTCAGGAGTACTTCGGCTCCGGTGCGTCCAAGTACGTCACTGGCGCCACCGACTTCGCTGTGTCCTGGTACATGGATCCTCTCGTCCTTGCTGGCAAGTCTGCTGGAGTGGCCAAGTCCAAGCTGTTCACGAAGAATGTGGCAGCACAGACCACTGGCACTAAGACTCTTGACGGCTTCTTCCAGAAGCCAGCATTCCAGTCCATGGTCGACCTGGTCATGAAGACCAAGCAGACCAACCCTGACAATGCAGCACTCGTCCTCCGTCGCGACATGCCCACACTGAGCAAGTCTGCCAATGGTGACGCACTCGCACGCCTGCTCTCGCAGGCGAACGATGCAGACGAGGTGTCTGACATCCTACGTGTGTCGATGGGTGACAAGGCAGCGAAGGACGTCCTCGACGTCAAGAGCGCCAAGATCAGCGGACAGATCGACATGCTGACTCAGCGCGTCACTGGACTGGGAACTCACTACAGCACACTGCCTGCCGCTCAGCAGGCAAGCGCCCGTGGTCAGATGATCAAGACTTACCTTGACAACCAGACCAAGATCATCAACGACATGAACCGTCAGTCCAGGATCATCGACGACAAGCTCGACGCCTTCGCGTCTGTCGACAACATGAACTTCAACCGTGTGACTACTCCAGCGGGAATGAAGTTCCGTGGATCCAAGACTCTCCAGGACGGTGGACTCAAGAAGGTCACTGGACAGGGAGTCATCAAGGGTAGTGCAGCCCTGGTGTACAACGCTTCGATCGGATTCCCGGTCAAGGTGGTGCGCACCTACAACGACATCAGGCCTACCAGCTTCATCGACATTCACGCAGAGGACAGCTTCAAGGAGCTGGACGCAAGTCTGCGAGAGGTCAAGGGACTGAGTCGTGAGGGTCGGGAGATGTACGTCTCCCGCTACCTGGATTCTTCTGTGGCTGATCGTCAGATGACTCTGATCCAGCTTGAGCAGCAGATCACTCACCGTATGGTGGACCGCTACAACCTTGGCAAGGGACCGAACGATCAGATCACTTATGAGCTGGCTAACGACCTCTACAAGGACTTCGCCCTCAGGCGACGTGCTGGACAGTCTGCGGCTCAGGGCCAGCGATCCTACGGATCGGCAACCATGCCGGATCCGAACGATCCAACCCGCACCATCAGGGTTGCTGAAATCGAGGCTGACGGTGGACGAGTAGTTTCCACTCCGATCTTCGACACTCAGCTCGCCAACAGTCACGTCATGATGGACTTCGCAACGTTCGAGAAGACCCTGAACGCTCACGGCTCCACGTTCCAGCGAATGAAGAACCAGGCTGGTAACGCATGGATGAACACCTCCGAAGTTCTGGACACCCTGTCCACCACTTGGAAGTTCGCTCAGCTGTTCCGTCTCGGCTACGCCCCAAGGGCACTTGCCGATGACTTCCTTGGCCAGGTAGCACGCTTCGGCGGACTGGCCATGATGCAGCGTGCAGCCAGTGGCGGCAAGGTCATGATGGAGGACTTCATCCGTGGCAAGTGGGCAAGCGACTCCGTGGCTGCCGCAAGGCAGACCGAGGGGGCGCTGGCTCAGCACATCGACGAGATGTCTGTTGTCCACACCGAGATCAGGAATGATCTACTGAGGGAGAAGGCTCTCGGCCAGAACCCACACAAGATCCAGACCCTTGAGGATGGCCTGAAGGATCTCACTGACGACATCGCAGCAGCCAGGCAGACTCATGCCGACTACGGATCGCTGGTCGCTTACGGCGCCCAGACTCGTGACGTGAAGGTTGGGCGAGAGGTATTCGCTCCAGCCTACGGAGGCAAGCAGGGAGAGCTGTACAAGGACCTTGCAGCAGGCCAGAGGAACTTCCAGAACCTCATGGGATCTCAGTCCGACTGGTACCTCAAGAGGATGCGACGTGCAGACTGGGAGAACATCACTCCAGCCAGCCATGGAGCAGACAAGCACATGGAGGCGTGGACTCGTCTGCTCAACGATCAGATCGGCCAGAGCAGTGTTGGCCGTAAGGTCCTTGAGGGTCTCGATGAGGGTCAGCTGGTCAACTGGATGCGAAGCACCCCAGAGGGGCTTCGCTACAGGACTGACATCGGTCTCAAGCACATGCCTGACTATGAACTTGCTCAGCGAGTGAAGGCTCAGGTGGACTATGTGCTGGACCCGGCAATGCCAGGAATGGACGCCGTCAGGGCGTCCGTACTTCAGGGCAAGCTGGATCCTGAGACGCTGAAGGCAATCCCTCAGGCCAACCGCCCGATGGTCAATGCCGAGGCATTCCGCTACGCGACTGGAGAGAGTGCAGTCTCGAAGCTGCTGGACAAGTCGATCAACGGTTGGTACAACATCGCCAACCAGATCCCGGCAACCAAGCTCCTGCGTAATCCGCTGTTCGGTCAGAGCTACAAGGCTCATCTGTCTCAGCAGATGCAGATCATGAGGTCTCAGGGTGTCACCCACGTGGACGAGTCCACCAGGAAGATCCTTGAGAAGAACGCCCGCAAGGGCGCTCTTGATGACGTGAAGAAGTTCACGTTCACCATGGATCACGAGACGAAGATGGCGTACATGATGCGTCACTTCGGTGCATTCTTCGGAGCGCAGCAGGAGTCGTGGAACCGCTGGGGACGTATCATCTCCGACAAGCCTGACGTGCTTGCACGAGTGGCTCAGACGTACGGCATGCCCACTAGGGCAGGCATTACGGTGGATCAGGACGGCAACACTGTTGACGCGTCCGGCCACGTGACTGATCCAGCCACTGGCGAGAAGAAGCTCATCAAGTACTCTGAGCGGAAGATGCTCATCCAGATCCCAGAGTATCTGGGAGGCAAGGCCCTGAACAAGGAGCTTGGCCTGGATGAGGATGCTGCGCTGACTGTTCCCATGTCCAGCGTAGAGCTGGTGCTCAACCATGGAGACGGCGCGCTTCCTGTTGGTGTAGGTCCGTACGTTCAGATCTCTGCCAACCACTTCGCTCAGGACGATCCCAAGTTCGCCGACTGGAGCAAGAAGCTCGGTGTACTTCCGTTCGGACCACAGGACAGCTGGACCGACTTCGTCAACCCCAATACCGGCAAGCGCCTCGGCGATGCAACCGATGACATGGGTGAGACCAAGCAGCGTGCACTGCTCTACATGATGCAGGTGGAGAACTACAAGTGGGAGCAGGGTCTCAGGACCACCGAGCCCACCTGGAAGGAACTGAAGGAGCGGGCAGACCGCTGGACCATCTTCAGGACTGCGGCAGCTTGGTCGCTGCCGTTCTCTGTCAACGGGCAGGACCCTTACCAGTTCTTCCGTGACGAGTTCCAGCGCATGCAGAAGCTCGACCCCAACAGTGCTGACGAGAAGTTCTACGACAAGTACGGCGAGTCGTTCTACATGTTCTCTCAGTCCATGAGCAAGAACAACAGTGGGCTAAGGCCCACTGCCGAGTCCGTGAAGATGTCCAAGTACTACAAGGATCTGATCGACAAGGTCGGCAGCAAGTATGCTGGCCTGATCGTTGGATCCGAGGGTGACGGAACCTACTCGGAGGGTGCATACTTCTACCAGAAGACGCACTCTACCGGCACTGCGTCCACCGACACTCAGCGCACCCAGATGGGCGCACAGGAGGCATGGACGGAGGCACAGACTGCTCGCGGATGGCGTGACTACAACTCCATGATGGAGGGAGTCAATGCCGCACTGTTCGACCGTGGACTTCAGACCTTCGACGACGATGGAGCCGAGGATCTGAAGGCGAAGCGGCAGGCCATCAACATGGTTCTGACGTCCATCTACCTGCCTGACGGTACGAAGAATCCGTACTACAACAAGTCCTGGGAGGCTGAGTTCAGCTCCCTCGATAAGGGTAAGTACGATCGCACCGCGCTTGAGCTTCAGGAGGTCGTAGACGATCCTGAGCTGTGGGCCAAGTCCATGATGCCTGACGGCACCATCGGACAGCGTTCTGACATCTACACCCTGAAGGGTTACCTGTCGTACCGCAAGGACATGCAGCAGGCTCTCGTCATTCGCAAGATGAATGGCGGGTCTGACGACATCACCGCTAACGCGAACTACGACCTTAAGAACTGGTGGGACAAGCTGACCATGAGTCTCATCGAGTCTGACACCAGGTTCGCATGGGTTCACTCCAGGTACTTCGCCACTGACATGGGATTCAACATGAACACTCACTACAGCGCGGAGGATCAGGAGAGGCTCGAACAGTCCGACGCGACGGTGGTCGGCCAAGAGGCCGCCCCCGTCCAGGTTGATATCACTGACACCCTCGCACAAGGAGGAAGCTGATGGCTGACGGAATCGGTCAGCTCGGAGCCGGTGGCATCGCCGCCAAGGATGAGATCACTGGCTCCGCCAAGAGGACGAAGGACGACATCCTGTCAGACTTCGCCTCTCTCGCTCAGCCATCTTCTTCCTCCGGTGGCACTAAGGACCCTCTCGTCTATCTGGGACAGAACGACACCCTGATGGGCGAGATGCGGTTCGCCACGCCAGGTCAGTACGACAAGGCCACCTCGCTCAGCGAGGTGGCGGATCAGTACTACGACTGGGACGCGAAGACGAAGAACAAGTTCCTCACTCAGCTCGGTCTCGCTGGGTATGACGTCACCAAGATGAAGGATGGTGACATCGCTCAGATGTGGGGAACGTACGCCGAGCAGGCGGCGGCGTACTACAAGGCAGGTCGAGGCCAGCGTCTCACTCCGTGGGACATCCTGGCCAAGGATAGGGCTCAGCGGGAGTCGGAGTCCAAGACTCCCCGCTCTGTCACCCAGACCAGCACCAGCTACGACATGTCCACCCAGCAGGACGCGCACGCCATCTTCATGCAGGCTGCGCAGTCCCTGCTGGGTAGGGACCCTACCAAGTCCGAGGTTGCCACCTTCCGGCGTGCAGTCAATGCATACGAGAAGGCCAACCCAACGGTCACCACTGCCACCACGAACTACATGGGTGACGAGGTGACTGGACAGACCAGCACGACTACTGGCGGAGTCAAGGACTCCGCACGTTCCCTGATGGCCATGGAGGACGTCAAGGCTGATCCGGAGTACGGCGCCTACCAGGCAGCAACCAACGGAATGAACTGGCTCATGGAAATGGTGGACGGAGGATAATGGCAGTCAACGGAGCAGAACTGATGGAGTGGGCCAAGCAGTGGGCCGGAACTCCCTACGTGTGGGGAGGCAACTCCCTCTCCAGCGGAGTGGACTGCTCCGGCCTTGTCCAGCAGGTCTACAAGCATTTCGGCATCAACGTCACCAGGACGACTTACAGTCAGATCGGTGAGGGCAAGTCTGTCGGCATGAACCAGCTTCAGTCTGGCGATATGGTGTTCTTCGATACCAATCCTGAGACGGGAGGGCCTGACCATGTCGGGCTCTATCTCGGTAACGGTAAGATGCTCCATGCACCAAGGCCTGGCAAGAGTGTCGAGATCACGGACATGACGAATGGCTACTACCAGAACGCCTTCATGGGTGGTCGTCGTGTCAGCGGTATTGAGGGTGGAGGCAAGGCCGACTCGTGGAGCACTACGGACACTGAAGCCCCGTCCCTGAGCCCCGAGGAGCTGGCCGCCAGTTACGGCTTTGCCTACTCCTTCCTCAACTCCATCCCAGAGCTGAAGACTCTGTTCGGCAGCTATGTTGGTGAGACATGGACCAAGGAGAAGTTCCAGGCTGAACTTCGGAACACCAAGTGGTGGAAGGAGAACTCCGACACCATGCGCAAGGCTGCGCAAGAGAAGTCCACTGACCCCGCAACATGGGAGGCGAAGCTCTCCGCAGCCAAGGTCCAGGTCATGCAGCTCTCGGCAGAGATGGGTGCAGCGATCCCCCAGGGCAAGATCGGAAAGATTGCTGAGCAGGTACTGAAGACCGGCCTCGATGAGGCCGGGCTCAGGAATGTCCTTGGTGGTTACATTACCTTCCAGGGGAACGGCTCGACACTGAATGGTCAGGCTGGACAGTATGAGCACATGATCAAGCAGTTCGCATTCACTCAGGGCGTCACCCTGGACAAGCAGACCGTGAAGAACCAGGCTCAGCTGATCGGTCGCGGCATGGCTACGGAGCAGGACTTCAAGAACCAGATCACCAACCAGGCGGTCAGCACGTACCCTGGTTACGCCGCTCAGCTACAGGCTGGCCAGACGATGATGGATATCGCTTCGCCATACATGCAGCAGATGGCTGATGATCTGGAGATTCCCTTCTCCAATATCACGCTCTCGGACCCGCTCATCAAGCGGGCCCTGAATGGTGTGAATCAGCAGGGCAAGCCTGTCGGAATGGATACGGTAACGTTCCAGAACCAGGTGAGGAATGACCCCCGATGGGTCAGGTCCAGCAAGGCTCAGGACAACATGATGTCTACTGGACTGAAGGTACTTCAGGATTTCGGGATGATCGGAGGGTAAGTGGCTATCACCTTCCAGCAGTTCTTCTCTGCCATCGTGCAGCAGGAGTCGGGCGGTGACTACAACGCCAAGGGTGTGATGACATCCTACGGTCGCGCCTACGGGAAGTATCAGGTCCTCGAATCCAACATCCCGGGCTGGACCAAGGCGTACTACGGTAAGTCTCTCACCACTCAGCAGTTCCTGAACAATCACGCAGCGCAGGATGCGGTGGCGAGGGGTAAGCTTCAGTCGTACTGGAACAAGTACGGCGCCCGAGGCGCCGCAGCAGCCTGGTACGGTGGTCCTGGATCTGCCAATCTGCACATGAGTACGGCCTCCCAGCAGGGAGGTCCGTCCATCAAGAAGTACGTAGACGACGTCATGAACAATGCTGCCGGATATCCGACCGGCGGCTCTCAGTCCAACTTCTCCACAGGGAGTGTCGTGGCACCTAAGCTATCAGAGGAAGAGCTTGCCGAGCAGTATGGCTTCACCTCGTCCTTCCTGAACGCCAACCCGGAGATCAAGGACCTCTTCAAGCAGATGGTTGCAGGGACGTGGGCCAAGGAGAAGTTCCAGGCCAAGCTGCGCAATACCAAGTGGTGGAAGACTCACAACAAGGATGAGCGGGACTACCTAGTCCTGCGCTTCACCGATCCGGCCACCGCCAAGCAGGCGTACCAGCAGGCCAGGACCAAGGTCATTCAGCTGGCAAGTCAGATGGGCATGGAGGTTAACGGCAGCGTCAGGAAGTACATCGATGCCGCGACTTACGCCATGGTCGCCAGGGGTTGGGATGAAGGCCAGCTTCGTTACTACCTAGGTTCCTACGTCTCCTTCCCCAAGGAGATGCTTCAGGGCGAGGGCGGAGAGGCTATCAACGAGATGCGCCAGTATGCATACAGCATGGGCGTCAACCTCGCCGACAGCTGGTACACCGCAAGGGCGAGGAATGTCCTGCGAGGCAAGGCCACTCTTCAGGACTACAAGTCTGAGATCATGAACAAGGCGAAGGCTGCATTCCCTCAGTGGAACAAGCAGATCGAGGCAGGCCAGTCCGTGGCCGATATCGCTCAGCCGTACATGCAGTCCATGTCTCAGGTTCTTGAGCTGCCTTCGGGCAGCGTCAATCTCTTCGACTCAACCATCAAGAAGGCGCTCAGTTACACCAATCCAGGCACGCTCCAGAAGGAGGCCAAGCCTCTCTGGCAGTTCGAGAACGAACTGCGAGCAGATCCTCGCTGGAAGAAGACGAAGAACGCTCAGGACAGTCTGTTCCAGGTGGGCCATCAGGTCCTGGCAGACTTCGGGTTCAAGCACTAAGGAGTATCGGTGGCCATCAGCAATCCAGTGGGGAACGTTGACCCCGGTACGGCGCTTCAGCTTCAGCTGAAGGCCGCAGAAGCTCAGATGAAGCAGGCCCAGAAGGCTCTGGCTGGGATCAACGCTCAGATCAAGAGGTACACCGGGAAGAAGGATGCCAAGAGCAAGCGGCTCCTGGCCGCTGCTCAGGGATCCAAGACCCGGCTGACCAATCAGGTGAAGACGGCTACCGCCAAGTTCACCACCATTCAGGGCAAGTACTACCAGTCGACCGGGCAGTACGACAAGCTCCTGACTGGGAACAACCGTGACGCGTACATGGCGCTGAACTCACTGTTCTCGCAGTACGGTCTCGGCAGCCTTGCCGGTAAGATCTACGAGTTCGTGAAGAACGGCTATGGTGCAGATACCATCTCCATTCTGCTCCAGGATACGCCGGAGTACAAGAAGAGGTTCTCCGCCAATCAGGCACGCATCAGTGCAGGCATGTCTGTTCTCTCTCCAGCCGAGTACATCTCAGTGGAGAACAGCTATCGTCAGATCATGAGGCAGTCGGGACTTCCGGAAGGCTTCTACGACACGAACGAGGACTTCACCAGTTGGATCTCTGGAGACATGAGTCCGACGGAGCTTCAGGGTCGAGTGGATCTGGCTACTCAGGCAACTGCTCTGGCCAATCCGTCGTTCAAGGCAGCGCTTGCACAGATGGGGCTGTCTCAGGGTGAACTTGCAGCCTACTTCCTTGACCAGGAGAGGGCACTTCCCATCCTTCAGAGGAGCGCCGCTACTGCGGCGGTCGGAGCTGAGGCTCTTCAGCGTGGACTGGCATTCGATCAGTCGTACGCTCAGGATCTTGCTACCATGGGAGTCTCGCGAGAGCAGGCTGCTCAGGGTTACGCCAAGATTGCTGACGAGTTCTCCGATCTCGGAACCCTCGGTCAGATCTATGGAGGTGGATGGTCTCAGCGCCAGGCTGAGGAAGATGCCTTCGTAGGTGGTGCTGCTGGAAGTCAGCAGCGTGACAAGCTGGTAGGCCGCGAGAAGGGATCCTTCAGCGGAGCTACTGGGGGCGCGCGTGGTGGACTTGCGCAGGCCGGAGGAGCAAGGTAATATAGGAGACGTGACCAGCCGTACGCAAGTACGGCTGTCACACTCAAGTGGATGTAGTGAAATGGCATCACACCTGTTTTGGGAACAGGCAACGCGGGTTCGATTCCTGCCTTCCGCACGAGTACGGAGATACCAGGTTCGATTCCTGGCTGGTCTAGATTAGACCATGGAGGGTGCTGGCAACCCGCCGTACGCGACTTGCCCCACTGATGTAGTGGTAACATACTAGTCTTCCAAACTAGGCTCCTCGGTTCGAACCCGAGGTGGGGCTCTGCTGGATAGTGGAGAGGTTCCACGCCGTGCTCATAACTCGGAAACCTGGGTTCGAATCCCAGTCCAGCCATACATTGCTGGTGTACTGGCAGCACAAGAGCTTCCAAACCTCTTGGACAGGGTTCGATTCCTTGGCGATGTGCTCGATGCTCCTTGGTGTAATTTGGTAACATGAGTGGCTCTGAACCACTTGTTCTGGGTTCGAATCCTGGGGGAGCAGCTTTGGATTGCAGCGGGCAGTGGTGCCCAACTGGTCTAGAAAACCAGGCCGGGGTAACCCCCGAGGGTTCGACTCCTTTGCTCTCCGCTCCTTGGGTGCTGGGACACAAGCGGGGCTGTAACCCCTGCGTCGCGCGACGGCTTGCTTGGTTCGATTCCAAGACGAGGAACTCTGGTCTGCTACTAAGGTAGTGGCGTCCCCTGCAAAGGGACGCAGCTCGGTTCGACTCCGAGGTGGGCCTCAATGGGGATGGTCAAGGTGACAGGCTAGTTTTGCAAACTGGCTCAGGACGGGTTCGATTCCCTCCGTTTCCACTCAGAGGTAGCTCAATGGTTAGAGCATCGGTCTGATACACCGACGATCAGGGTTCAACTCCCTGCTTCTGTACCACTTGCATATGTAGTTCAATGGTAGAACGGTCGCCTGTCGAGCGACTCGTCGAGGGTTCGATTCCCTTCATATGCGCCGCATCACGACTTCGTCGTGACGTGATGTCCACAGCGTGGACAATGCCTGTGTATGTCCCAATTGGTAGAGGCGTCGGTCTTAGAAACCGTACAAGTGAGGGTTCGAATCCCTCCACAGGCTCTCTTGCTCCATTTGTGTAGCGGTTAGCACATCAGGTTCTCAACCTGCTAGGCGGGGTTCAACTCCCCGATGGAGTACTTCATGGTCGTCACGCACCATGGCGCACAAGCGTGGCTTTGCCCTTCTAGCTCAGTGGTAGAGCACCGGCCTGAAAACCCGGGGGCTGTGGTTCGATTCCACGGATCGGCACTGTGACCATGTTGTAATGGTAGCCTGCCAGGTTGTGTCCCTGGCTGCGAGGGTTCGATTCCCTCTGGTCACCCCGCCTCACTCGTTCAAAGGACAGGACACCAGGCTACGAACTTGGTGATGGGGGTTCGAGTCCCTCGTGAGGTACCTTGATTCAGTCGCACAAATGGAAGTGCATCGGGCTCTTACCCCGGGAGAATGTGGGTTCAAGTCCCACCTGAATCACGCCTGATTAGCTAATGCTGGCTTTAGCACCTACCTAGTAAGTAGGAGTACGCGGGTTCAATTCCTGCATCAGGCTCGTGAATAAGTGTAAGCACTGTGGATCTGACGTCAAGGCATCCTACTGCAACGCCAAGTGCCAGCAGGCCAAGCTGATAGCTGGCAAGATTGAGGCATGGCTGGAAACTGGCGTGGGTCAGTATCACACCAGCCGCACTCACTGGATGCGAGTATACGTTCTGAATGATCAGAGCGGCCTGTGTGACATCTGCGGATGCAGTCAGATTCACAACGATCGAGAACTAGTCTTTATCCTCGATCACATCTCTGGAGATGCAACCGACCACAGCAGGCCAAACCTCCGAATGATTTGCCCCAACTGCGACAGTCAGCTAGACACCTATAAGGGTCGCAACAAGGGGAGCGGCAAGCGCCCAAAGCGCTAGCCTCAATCTCGTATAGCACAAGGGTAGTGCAGGCGGCTGTTAACCGTCGGATCTAGGTTCGAATCCTGGTATGAGAGCTGACCTGGTGAAGGACGCAGTCTCGCCTCCTAAGCGAGAGATCGGGGTTCGACTCCCCGCAGGTCTACTTTGATCAGCCGGGCAACCGGGGCTGATTGTATTGAGTCGGGCGAAATACTCCCGACTACCGGACGACAAGCCCGATTAGTTCAATGGGAGAACGTCTCTCTTACAAAGAGATCACGGCGGTTCGATTCCGTCATTGGGTACCGGTACGCTGTCGCCAGCAGGCAGTACTGTAGTGAAGACTGGCATCACGGCATGAGCGAGACCCCGGTTCCCTAGCCGGGGTTTTTGGCATGCACTACTTTCTAGGAGAATCATGAGCAACTGGGGTATCGAGGACGACACGAACCTGGCCACGCCACCGGCAGATGGGCCTAAGGCACTTCGTGACGCATACGTCGCTCTGAAGCAGCAGAACACCGAGCTTGCAAACGGACTGGCCGCCGTGAACAAGCAGCTCCGTGAGACTGCGGTGACGAGCACCCTCAGCACGCTTGGCATCCCCGCCGCTGCCGCATCGCAGTACACGGGAGAGGCGGACCCGGAGAAGGTCCGCGAGTGGGCGACCACTATGCAGACTATCTTCGGCGGTGGTTCGGGAATGCCGAACACCCAGAATCCAGTTGACCAGCAGCAGAGCCCTCCGGCTCTGACTCCAGAACAGCAGGCTCAGTTCAACCGCATGAACGATGCGGGACAGCAGGGTCAGCCCCTCGGCAACGTCGAGGCAGCGAACGCTCGGATCAACGACGCTACTGATCTCAACGGACTACTCGCAGCGTGGAAGACGCTGTAAGTCCGGTAACCCCTAGGGGGTAGTGGTGGCTAACGCCTTCACTGGTACTGCGGCGATGAGCAATCTCGTCCAGACCACGTACGACCGTGCACTTGAGTTCGCTCTCCGTGCACAGCCTCTGTTCCGTTCCATCGCTGACAAGCGACCGGTACAGCAGGCCATGCCTGGTTCCAGCGTAGTCTTCTCGCTGTACCAGGATCTCGCAGTGGCGACTACGCCACTGAACGAGCTGGTTGATCCGGACGCAGTAGCTGCCGGTAACCCAACCACTGTTTCCGTTACTCTGAACGAGTACGGTAACTCGATCCTCGTCTCCAACAAGCTGGATCTGTTCAGCTTCACTGACGTGACCGCAGGTCTCGTCAACCAGGTGGCGTGGAACCTAGGAGACTCGGTTGACACCGTAGTCCGTGCCGTCCTTGACGGTGGAACGAACTACATCCGTGACAACGGTGCCTCTGGTCCCGTGTACAACGGTGCGCAGACCACTGTAGGAACCACCGCAGCCGACACGTTCGCGTCTGCATGGGTTCGTCTGGCTGTCGCGAAGCTTCGCACCAACAAGGTGCACCCCAACAAGGGAAGCTTCTACACCGCGTACATTCACCCCGAGGTATCGCACGACCTCCGTGCTGAGACCGGAGACGCCGGATGGCGTCTGCCGCACAGCTACTCTTCTGCTCAGAACATCTGGGCTGGAGAGATCGGAGAGTACGAGGGAGCCGTCTTCATCGAGACTCCTCGTGCGAACGTGAACGTCAACGGCGGAGCCGGTGGCACTGTGGACGTGTACAACACGTACTTCACTGGACAGCAGGCCCTGGCCGAGGCTGTCGCGGAGGAGTTCCACACTGTGCGCGGTCCCGTGGTCGACAAGCTCCAGCGCCTCCAGCCTCTGGGTTGGTACGGCGTTGCGGGCTGGAGCCTGTACCGTCAGGAGGCCCTCATCAGGGCCGAGTCTGCTAGCTCCATCGCAGTCAACACCTGATGAATGAAAGGGGCCCGCTTCGGCGGGCCCCTTCTTCTATATCCAAGGAGGCTCCATGTCCGGAGCAGATAACACCAGCCTTACGCTGCGCACTACCGCAGTGTCCACCACGATGACTCAGAATGACTACGTTCTTCTCGTCATCGGAGCGGGTGGAGCAGTTACCATCACCCTTCCATCCGTGACTGCTCTACAGCCTGGCCGTCCGTACACTGTCTACAAGGACAACGCGGCCCAGACCATCACCATCGACCCAGCGGGAGCTGAGACCATCGACGGTGGAGCAAGCACCACCCTGATCACCGGTCAGGTTCACGCGAAGACTTTCGTCTCCAACGGAACTGCCTGGTTCATCATCAACGAGTACGACGCAGCAGCGGCGTGATCTGAGGAGCCTCATCCATGGCTGACTGGCTTTACACCCTCAACACTGTGGATGAGGCTCCTTTCGCCTGGAACCCTCTCCACGAGCGTTTCAGGATGCCGAGGGGGATCTCCGTCAAGGAGATCAGCCCTTGCACATACGTTGAAGTGCGCTACGACTCATACACCAACGAGCTTGGCGCAGTCAACATCCCCACTCCAGCAGGAGGATGGGGAGATCCCAACTTCTGGGAGCAGCCCTCTGCGGGGCTGCACTACTTCCGTGGTGGATACGAGCACATCGTCTCCGATGCGGTGAAGGCCTGCCTGATCAGTTCAGGCGTGGCCACTGAAGACAACTTCGGGCCAGTGCCCGGCACATTCGGCTTCGGCGGGTTCGGAGAGGGAAGGTTCGGAGAGTGACTTACGTTCCGATCGCAAGGGGAACGTCCAACTGGGACGTTCCGGTCAATGCAGCATTCACTGCACTCGATACCCGCACTGCGGGTGAGACCTACTACTGGCTGGTGGCTGCGAATGATGCAACCAGCCACGTCCGCCAGAAGGCGGACTATGTCTGTGATGGAACCGCCGATCAGGTGGAGATCCAGGCAGCCATCGACAGCGCCAACTCTGCTGGAGGTGGAATCGTCAGGCTGTCCGGTGGGCACTTCAACGTTTCCGCTCCGATCACTCTCCATCCTCGCGTCACCTTCTACGGTGCGCACGGTGACCAGATCTTCAACCCCAACCAGCTGACCGTTCAGTCATACCTCAACCCTGTCGCCGAGTTCGTCGGCGGGGCAGTCATCGTCATGCTGGGACAGACCGCAGGCGGTTACTCCAACAAGTCTGCCGAGCAGCGCATCTACAACCTGACCATTGACGGTACCAACGGACCGGCTGGTCTGCACGGGATCCAGGCCAGTGACTACATCCACGGAGTTGTACTCCGTGACGTGGCCATCAAGGCAGTCAAGGGCAAGGGGATCTACACGTTCACGGAGAATGCCTCCCAGCCGTTCTCCTGGACCATGAACCGCGTTGTCGTAGACAACGCTGTAGGCAACGGCATCGAGCTGATCAACCACTCCGACTTCACCGCCTACGACGTAATCTCCATCGGCTCCGGTGGATCCAATTGGATCCTGTCCAACATGCCGAACTCCAGGCTGACCAACTGTCGTGCAGAATGGTCCGATGCCCATGGATACAAGATCCAGGGGAACTTCGGCACCGGCCAGGGTTCTGGTGGACTGGTCATGGTGGGTTGCTCCACCGACCGGAACGCTCAGAACGGACTGGACATCACCTCCACCGGCAACGCTCCCATCATCATCGACGGTCTCATGACTCGTCGGGACGGCAGGAACAATGGTGCTGGAGGTGGCGGTTACGCCGCCGTCTTCGTGGCGGCGGCTACCACTCCGATCGTGATCAGTGGCTGGACTCAGTATCCAGGCATCGATGATGACGGTACCGGAACCAACTCACCTCAGATCGGTGGATCGTTCAACGGCAGCGCCTGCATCCAGGTGGACACCGCTTACGTCCACGCCAACACGACTGGCATTGTCCAGGCGACCAACACCATCTACCAGCAGGGCAACGTGGTCACTGCCACTGGACTGACCAGCGCTCCCGTAAGGACGGCAACACCATGAGCTACGTATACGATCCGGCGAAGCAGCCTTGCGATCCAGAGTTCCACCCATGCATGGACTGTGACATGTGCAAGGTTGGACCTGGCGGCAACAGCACGCTGACGGAGAACAACGAGAAGGGCATCCTGGAGCAGGGAATCTTTAAGCTTCTCTCCAGGCATCAGTTCGCCGAGCTTGGTTCCGACCATGACAGCCACAAGCAGGGCATCTACACCACCAACTCTATGGGAGACCGAGACTGATGGACGAGCGGTTCAAGCATCACCCACCCAAGGGTGACGAGACCATCGACAAGCACCAGGCAGCCCGAGAGGCTGCCGATGCATTCTTCAATGTGATCAACGAGGTCGCATCGGCAAGCCGGGAGAAGGCTCTGGCCATCACCAAGGTGGAAGAGGCCATGTTCTGGCTAAACGCAGACATCGCGAGGAACCAGTAATGCCTACCTGCATGCTGTGCAAGAAGCCTTTCGAGGAGTGCTCGTGCCAAGGGTGAAGAAGGGGAAGAACTGTTCCTCCGCCTGCCTGACCAAGGATCACAAGACGTTCGGTGAGTGCATGAGGTCCAAGAACCTTCAGCTCAATCCGAACCTGAGCGACACCCAGCGAACCAAGAGCTGGGACGGGGAGCTAGAATCCTATCGAGATGCACGCCGCCAGGGCGTGCAGCCTCGTGGGACCACACAGGCCCAGATCGACGATGCGATGAGAATCTCTGACGCGACAGGCCAGGCATATCAGGGAGCGTAAGGCATGCCGAGTCAGTATGTAGGAATCTCCGACGACAACGGAGACAAGCTGCTCATCGGAGCAGACGGAAGTATCACCGTCACCGGCACCATCTCCTCTGGAGGAGGAACGGTAACGGCCAACCAGGGAACTCCTGCCGTTACGGCCAATGCGTGGCCTGTCGAGTTCTCTGACGGAGTCAGCACGGTGAACATCGCACTACCCGGACCGAACCTCGGTGCGGGAATGGTGACCACCACTGGCACGCTCGTGAACAGCGTCACGTTCAATGCCCTGAGCGCCGTAGGTCCAGGCGTTGTGGCCGACTTTGGGT